GAGGTCGAAGCTGCAGGGCCAGCTGATGAGCGCGCAGCCGCTCAGGGCGATGACGGCGGCGCAGGCGGCGGCAGCAGCGCCGCCACGACACGCGACAGTGCCCATAGCGCCAGGCCTGCGCCTGTGAGGTTGAAGGGCGCCGCGACGTTGAGTGCAGCGGCCAGGAAGAGCAGCGTTGCCACGATCAACAGCAGCAGGATCAGCATTGCCTTCATGGGGTGCCCTCCACCGGGTTCCAAGTGCTCAGCTCGCGCAGCTCGACGTAGTTGGGCGAGGCCGCATCGCCGAACGTCTGCGGCGCCACTTCGAAGTCGAGGTTCACGTCATCGCCCTGGCGCACGCGCAGGCCGGTCGCACCTCGGTTGTCGATGCGCACGCGCACGGCGCCACCCTCGGCGGCAACCTTCGGCGCGTGCTCGCGCCAGAACGTCAGGAGCTGGGTGAAGAAGGCGAACACCTTGCCGAAGGCCTCGGCGGCATCCTCCTTGAACGACGGGTTGTCGCCCACCGTCACCACCGTCAGCTTGTCGTCATCGATGCTGTAGGGCTCCGCGTACTTCAGCTCGGCAGCGAGGCCATCACCATCGGTGCTCGACACGGGCACCGGCACCGTGCTCTGGTTCGTCAGAATCACCTTCATTGCACTACCTCCTGTGCACCGTTGGGCTTGGCGTTCGCCTCGCCCGTGAGCGGTTGCGGTTGCTGCGCTCGAATCTGCTGCGAGATGTTCTGCAGCACCTGCGCCACCTCGACGTAAGGCCTCTGGCCGAGCGCGTTGGCGATGATATCCATCGACTTGCTGTCGAGCTTCAGGGTAATCGTGTCCACTTGCTTTCTCCGTTTGGCCCTCTGCATGCGTCGCGTGGTGCGATGGCTCACCGCAGCTCGGCCCATGTCGCAATGGTCGGCACGCCCACGGTGTTGCTCAACGTGTAGCTCGCGCCGGGCGGGACCACAGCGCTGATGCTGTCAGCATACGCGCCAGCAGTGGCGCCGTTGGTGCGCGAGGCCACCGTGATGCCGCCGACCGTCAGCACCACGCTCGTGCCGTTGGTCGCTGGGAAATTAAACGAGATGTTGACAGCGATGGGGTAGGCCGGCGCGACGATGGCCGCACCGAGCGCGCGCCCGCCGACGCCGGTCATGTTCTGCCATGTCCTGCCCGAGCCGCCGACAGTGGCGTCATTGACCCAGCCGGTCGTTGCGAAGTCGAGCCCATCGGACGCGACAGCAGGCGCCACGCCAGCAGACACAACGCCCGTGCCACCATCGATGCGGATGCGGTTGGTCGCGCCGAGGGTCGCGCCCTCGCAGATGATGAACGCATCGGCATCACTGTTGTCGATGCCTGCGCTGAAGGTGTTGCCGCCCGTCACCTGCCACAGCAGCGACGGGTCGCCCGCCGCCGCGCCGCCCGCGATGATGTTCATGCGCGCGCTCGATGCCGCGACGTTGCTGATGTTCTCCAGCCGCCAGATCGCGCCGACGCCTGGCAGGTCTTGGCTGGTGGACAGCGCAGTAGAACCCGAGATGGCTTGAATCTGCAGCGACGTGGCCGCAGCGGTCGGCGGCAGGATCACCACCGCGCCGTTCGTGTTGATGTACAGCGCGTCGTTGGTGCCGAGCGCGGCGCCAACGCTAATCTTGAAGCGGTCGGAGTCGCTGTTATCGACGCCCATCATCCAGGTCTGCACTGCGCTGACGACGAACGAGAGGAACGGATCACCTGCTGCTGCGCTGGCGACCGACAACTGCAGGCGCGCGTCAGACGCCGCCGCTACGCTGCTGTTCGACAGGTTCCACTGGAGCGTGCCGCCAGCGATGGCAGTGCTGGTCTGCAACGCAATGCCGGTGGCGCCGCCTTGCACACTCAGCGTCGCGCCCGACAGCGCCGCCGCGATGGTCACGTTGCCCTGGTTGTTCAGGCGCATGCACTCGGTCGGCACGGCGCCAGCGAGCGGCGTCGTGAAGAAGATGATGCGACCCGGCACGCTGCCTGCGGCAACCGCGCCGTCCACGCTCACATCGATGCGTGCGGCGGTGGCAAAGCCGGCGCCATCGCTGCCCGCGAAGCTCCACTGCATCAGCGAGTCAGCATTGATGACAGCCGCGTGGGTGCCGATGGCGGCGCCGCGCGACTTCATGGCGTTGTGACGGGTGCCGGTCGAATCGGCAGTGAACGCCGTGAAGGTGCCGCCAGCGGTGCCGGCCACGGATGACGCCACCTGCAAGCGCGTCAGATTGACGAACGAGCTAGGCGTAAACGAGGTGCCCGACGGGTTGATGATGAACACGCCCGCGTCATCGAGGAACGCGCCTGCCACGCCAGCCGCTGCGAGCTGCAGCGTGTCCAGCGAGTGGTTGTAGCGGACCCAGCCGCGCGCGTCAGCATCGGTGTCGGCGAAGTCCACGCCCGCCTGCGACGTGTTGCCGGCCACCAGCGAGAGATATGCGGGCGAGCCCGCTGCCGAACTGCCAAGGAACGCAGCGACCGTGCCAGCCGTGAGCGCGGGCATCGTGCTGGTGCCGAGCCGATCCACGATCAGCGCCGCGCCATTCAGCGCACTGTTGACCGCAAGCGAACCCGCCGTGCTGGCACCAGTCAGCACCTGCAGCCGCATGTTCTCGTTGCCCGACAGCGCCCACGCATGCGCCGGGTTTGCTGGTGAGCCTGGCGCGTTCCACAGGAAGCCCGCGCCGTTGACGCCACCGACAGCGATGCTAGACAGCTCCAGGCCGCGCGTCTGCACCGTGCCGCCAGAGAAGCGCGCGAGGGGCCCGTTCGCCCCTGCGCCGTTGACTTCGAACATGAAGCCGTTTGCTGCGGCCACCTTGATGCCGACGTTGCCCGTCGCATCGATAAACACGCGCTGCACGCCCGCTGTCACCAGGCCGACCTGGTCGGCACCGGGCGAGAAAATGCCCGTGTTGAGGTCGCCCGTGAACGTGATCGATGGCAGCAGCGCGGTGCCCAGCGGATGCGTCACCGGGCTGGTGACCGACAGCCCGCTCGCCAGGTGCAGCCCGGTGTTGTCGAAGCTCGCCGCCAGCACGCCGCCCACGGCAAGCGCCATCACGCCGGCAGCGCTGCGATACCACCCGAGGTTGCTCTCAGCGCTGAAGCTCATTGCGGGCGCTGTGGGCCCGCCTGGCGGCAGCTTGAGCGGTGCGAGCATCGCGCCGCGCCCCTGCCTGTCGAGCGAGTCGGTGATGGCCGCACCGAGGTCGCTCATCGTCGGGTTAGCCCACGAGTCGAGGATGAGCGTATCGGGCACCACCGGGTTGCCCGATGGCAGCGTGTAGGTGCCTGAGCTGTTGCGCGGCATCGTTGTCTCCTATTGGCTCGCGCGCTGCTGCAGCCCCGCGCCGAGCTGGTTGGCGCTGCGCGTGAGCGCTCGGTACAGGTTGTCCTCGGCGAAGCTCAGCGTCTGGCCGCTCTGCAGCTTCATCTCCAGCAGCTTGACCATCGCGTCAGGATCACGCAGCCCTTGCGCCAGGCGCTCGCTTTGGAGCCGCTCGGCGCGCTGCTTGGTCACCTCGTAAATCTTGCCCGCAATCGGGTACATCTCGGAAGGCAGCACGCGCTTGCCTGCGGCCTGGCCGCCAGCCTGCAGCGCCAGGTCGCCCGCTGTCGTGGTGCCTGGCCCTGCGTTGCCGGTGCGCCCCACGCCCTGCACGATGCCGCCCTTGTCGAGCTGCTGGCGCAAGCCGGTCAGCTCATTGACTGCCTGGTCCGAGAGCAGGCTCTCGCGCCCGCGCCGTGCGCCGCCCAGCGCGGTCGTCACGCGCGATGGCGTCACGTTGGGAATGTCCGTTGCGAACTTCGAAGCCTCGCCGACGATGGCGCCGCTCGATGGCTCGATGAACTTGTCGCGCACCGATTGCGCGGCCTTCGCTGCATCGACACGCGTCGAGTCGTCGGCGTAGTCATCGAGCACGCGCTGCCAGCGCCCGCCCGTCGAAGAGTTGAGCGCTTCGTCCAGCTTGCTCTTCAGCTCTTGAATCGGGCGGGCGCTGCGATCTACCTTCGACAGGATGCTCGCGTTTGGCCTGAGCGATGCATCGCCGTTGAGCATCGCGCGCAGCTTCTGCACGTGCTCGGGCGTCAGCTTGTCGCCGGCCTTCGCCAGGCTTCCCTGCACGTGCGAGATGGCACTGGCAACCTGGTCGTCGGCGAGCGCCTCGGGCGAAAACTGCGCGTTGTCGAGATATTGCGCCAGGTCGTTCATCGCGGCGCCGAACTTCTGCGGACGCACGGCGCCCGACATCTTCTGCCAGTTGGTGTCCCACCGCTCGCCGCGTTTGGTAATCAGCTCGTCCAGCTCGCCGGCTTCCTTGGTCGCGCCTTGCACGCCGCGCCACGCGCCTTGCGCCTTGCTCGTGTCCAGCTCGGACCAGCCGGGGCGCGTGGCAGGGTTCATGCGGCTCTCGCGCTCCAGTTGCGCGAGCTTCGTGTTCTGCAGCACCTCGGCGCTCGACAGCGGCAGCTTGCCGGGTGCGTTGGGGTTGTGCAGCCCGAGGTCGGCAGCACCCTGCACCAGGCTGCCACCTTGGCCCTGCACAGCCTCTTGCGCGGCGCGAGCTGCAGCGCGCTCGCCGCCGCTCCACGGGTTGAGCGCAGCCCATCCCTTCTTGACGCCCGCAACCGCGCCAGGCAGCACCGCGCCGAAACCAGCGCCTACGGTCGTGTTCAGCATGCGGCTCTCGTCGCCAGCAGTGGCCTGCGCCGCGCCCTGCGCAGCACCGGCACCGGCACCCTGCAGCGCGCTCTTGAAAATCTTGCCGCCGCGCATCGCGGCGCCGCCAGGGATGAGCATCGAGGGCAGCACCTCGCCGGCAAACTGCAGCGCGCCGCCGCCCGTGGTGCCCTCGGCGAGAGACTTGTCGAGCGCGCGCTTCTCTAGGATGTCGGCTTCGTTGGTGGCCCTCTGCTCTTTGCTGCCGAAGAGGTCGGTAGCGACATCGGCCAGGCCGGTGCCGATGTTGGACATGCCTGCACCGAGGTTGGCGCGCACCTTGTCCAGGCCGCTCATGTCGTTGAGCGGGCTGTATTGCTTGCGGTCGGCCTCGACCTGCGCGGCCAGCTTCGCCTGGTACTCGGGCGTCGCCTGGCGCGCCTTCGCCTGCGACTGCGCGCGCTCGCGGCGCCGGTCGTTCGCCATCTGCACCAGGCGCGGGTCGTTCTGCGCCCAGTCGTCGGGGATGTTGAGCAGCTCGATGCCGTCTTTGGTCGTGGCGTCGTAGGGCATGTCAGAAGTCCAGTTGAACCTTGCGATTCTTCTTCGCCTTGTCGTTGCCCGTGGCGCGCGGCAGCGAGTGCACCTGCGGGGCAGGCGGCGCCACGCCTGCGGCCTTGCCAACGTCGATGACGTTGCTGGGCGCAGCCTGTGCGTCGGGCTGCTTCGGCGCGCTGCGCTCTTGCAGGTCGCCGAATGCCCAGTTGGTCACCTGGTTAGGGTCGAGGCCACGCGACATCGCGCGGCGCCCGTAGTTGGTCGTGTACTGGTCCATCGTCTTGCCCGATGTGTCGGCCAGGCGGCCAGCGGCGCCGAGCATCTCGCTGCGCTGCTGCGCGTTGAGGAAGTTGCCGGCGCGCGCGCGGTTGTACATATTCAGGATGCGGTCTGGCACGCCGGTGGCCTGCTGCGCAGTGGCGAATTCGCCCTCACGCACCACGCTATTCGGGTCGAGCATCTTCATGTACTGGAAGATAAAAGCCATGTCGCTCGCCGCGTCGCCCTTCGATGCCACCGCGTTGAGATTCTTGTGCGCCGTCAGCACCGTGCGATGGTCCTTCACGTCGCGCACGTACTCGCCGTACATGCGATCTTCAGTCGTCGCGGCCTGGTTCGCGTTGAGTCCACCGGCAACTGCGCGAGCGGTGTCGGCGCCCATCTGCTTGAGCGTGCGTTGGTTTTCGCGGTTCGCCTCGGCCTGCTGGTCGCGGAATTCCTTTTCCAGCTTGTCGCGGCGGCGTTGCTCCATCACGGCTTCCTGCTTCGCTTCGAGCGCGTCGATCTGCGTCTGCGCGCGCTCGCCGAGGTACTGCGGGTTGTAGGTGTGCGTGCCCGTCAGCGGATCGATGGTGCCGCGCTCGGTGACCCTCGGCGTGCTCTGTTCCAGCGCGCGCTTGAACACCTGCGCGCCCACCGGCTGCAGGTTCTGGTTCTGGCTGAGCTGCAGCAGCAGGCCGGCGTTGTACTCGCGGTCGTTGTCGCCGCGCCGCTGCTCAATCTCCTGCGGGCTGTAGGCGCTCTTCTGGTTCTGCAGCTCCAGCAGCCGCTTGCGCAGCGCTGCAATCGGGTCGTCGTAGGGCAGCGCCTCGGGTGGCCCCGTGAAGCCGGTCGCGTTGGGCAGCGCGTAGCCCATCTCAATACTCCGTGCCGTAGCCTGTAGGCATGTCGTAGTTGACCGGCACCTGCGCCTGGCGCTTGCGGCGCAGCAGCTCGTAGGCGTCGCGCGAATCCTTCGCGCCCTGCACGTCCATCGCGGCCTCGGTGCCACGGCTCTGCGAGTCGAGGTAGGCGCCGCCCATCGCGCCCGCGAGCTGCTGCAGCACCCCGCCGAGGCCTGATTGAATCTTGTAGCGCCCTGCGTCGATCAGGCCGGGGTTTTGCATCGAGCGCAGCAGCGTCGCCAGGCGCTTGTTGCGGTCAAGCTCGCCGGCCTGGCTGTTCTGCTGCATGCGCGTGAGCGATTCGATCACACGGGGGTCGATGTCGCCGTAGTAGTCGTTTGGCATCGTCAGCTCCTAGTGCATCTCGCGCGCCACCGCTACGCGCCAATCGTGCAGCACCTGCTCGACGACGGCGCGTCGCTCGGTGGGCAGCGCGGCCACGCGCTCGGCGTTGTCGTCGCGGTAGGCGGTGCAATTCCAGCAGTCGCGCGAGGTGCGCTCGCCCTCGCGGTAGTAGGGCGGCATCCATTCGGCGCAGTTGGCTTCGCAGTAGTCGAGCACCTGCGCGCGGGTCCACCGCTCTACGGGGAAGTGGTACGTGATGCCGGCCTCGGTGTGCCCGTCATGGATCGGCGCCTTGCGGCTCTCGTCGCTGCGTTGTCCGCGGTAGACGTGCGTTACGCCGTGCGCGCGCATGGCCTGGTCGAGCGGATGCCAGATACTGCGCGCGCAGCAGTCCATGTAGTTCTGGAAGAGCCGGCCTTGCGTGCCGCAGCACAGGTGCCCGAGCTTCGTGTGCGACACCGGCACCACGTCAACCGGCCAGCCGTACAGCTCGATCACCTGCGGCTGGTCGCTGCGCACCTCGTGGAAATTGGGCACCAGCTTGCGCACGCGCTCCATGTACTCGCGCGTCGAGTCGTAGGCCGCCCCGGTGTTGCACCAAAAGACGTGCACGTGCGGCCAATACTCCCGCAGCAGCCAGAGCACCGCGAGAGAGTCAACACCGCCGCTGAATTGGATTGCGTGCATCAGAAGGCAATGATTGCGGCGGCTGCGATGCCGCCCACCGCGCCGGTCGTGGCCTGGCCCTGCGCCTGCTTGGCATTGAACGCATCGGCGTTGGCGCCGTACTGGTTCTGCAGCGCGGTCATGTAGTCGGGCACGCCCGAGCTGCTGTAGCCACCGCCACCACCACCAGCACCGCCACCACCAGCGCCACCACCAGGCATCTGTACCTGCTGTCCACTGATGATGCTATTAAGCTCGTTGAGGCTGAAGCCGCGCCGCGCCATCATCTCCTGAATCTGCTGGTCGCGCAGTTGGTTTTGGTACTGCGACGCCGCCATCTGATTGCTGAAGTTGGTGCCCTGCGCCTGCTGCGCCTGCTCGAAAGCCTGCTGCTGCTGCCCGAGGTCCGCCGTGCGGTTGCCGCTGAGCATGTCGTACAGAGACTGCTGCGCTTGGAGCTGCTGATTGCGGGCTGTGTTGCCCATGTTGAAGCCGCCCGTGGCCGCCTGGTTGTACAGGTTGCCCTGGTTCATCGCTTCCTGCGCCTGCTGCTGGCGCAGCCCGATGTCCATGCCGTAATCGCGCTGCGCCTCGGCGCCGCCGCCAGTGATCGAACCCATCAGGGCTTGCTGGTAGGCGTCGTTACGGTCGCGGCCAAAGCCGGCCATCGCTTGCTGGTAGGCATCGCTGTTCATGCTGATGCCTTTGTTTGCAAGGTCGCTTTCCATCGAGGCCTGCCGCGCCTGCCACTGCGGGTCGAGCCGCGATGCCGCGCTGCCGTAGATCGCGTCCTCGGCGCGCTGGCGCGTGTCGGCTGCCTTGCTGACACCCTGCAGGCCGCCGAAGTCGTACTGCCCCTGCAGGCCTGGCGTGCCCATGCGCGAGGTGTCGATGCCGCCCACGTTGGGCGCGCCGCCGTATGCCTGCGTGTACTGCTGGAGCTGCCCAGGCGCGGCCACGGAGCCACCTTGCGGAGTGAACTGCGACCAGTTCACTGCCTGCCCGAATTCCTGCTGCGCACGAGGGAAGAGCGATGCAGCCAGGTCGCTGCGGCCTTGCTGCAGCCCCATCTGTGAGGTGAGCGCGGCCTGCAGCTCGGGCGTCAGCGTCTGCGTGTTGGCCCACTGCGTCACCGGCTTGCCGGTCGTCGGGTCAACGCCCTGCGAGGCCTGCCAGGTCGAGCTGCCCCACGGGTTGACTTCGTTGGGGTGCTGGGCCCAGACGTTGGCAGTCTGCGCCTGCTGGTTGCCTGCGGCCTGCTTCTCTGCTGCCCCCTGGTAGTCAGGTGGCGGCGGCGCGCTTTTCTTGCCCATAGGTCACCTCACGGGCGGCGCATGCGCTGCGCCATGCGGCCAGGTGATTGACCCAGCCCACCCTGCAGTGCGCGCATCAGGAGCTGCATCTGCGCCGGGTTCATCTGCGAGCCGGCGCCGCCAGGCTGGCCTGGTGCGCCGCCGCTCTTGCCGCCTGGTGGCTTCGGAGCGCCCATCTCGCCCTCGCGCACGACGCTGTTGGGGTCCATGCGCTGCGAGAGCTGCGCAGAGGCTCCAGGCGGCATCTGGCCGCCCTTGCCACCGCCACCCCCGCCCATGCCGGGCGGCTGCATTGGGGGCATGCCTGGTGGCATCTGGGGGCCACCGGCTTGCATGCCGGGCGGCGCGGCGCCGCCCTTGCCGCCGCCTGGCATCGGCAGTGACTGCATGAGCTGCTGCGGGCTGGGCGGCATCGGCAAGCCGCCAGGCATCGGCAGGCCACCCATGCCGCCAGGCATCGGCAGACCGGGCATTGCGCCACCTGTAGACATGGTGTGCTCCTTCAGTGAGGTTTGAGCCAGCGGCACTCGCCGCGCAGCATCTGCAACACGTTGAGGTCACCATCGATTCCGCCGTTGGGGATCGTGGCAATCTGCTTGAAGCCGAGCTTCAGATCGAAGCTCATCGCCGCATCGTTTTTGCTGTCCACCAGGCCGAGCACCGCGTTGCAGTTGCACAGCTCGAAGGGGAAGCGGAAGCTCTCGCGCACGATGCGCGGCGTGAGCCGCTCGGGCGCTTGGATCACCACGTGCATGCAACACGTGCGCCCGATAAATGCGTTGTAGCCAACTGCGACGGCGACGTGGTCCATGCTCATCGCGCTGCTCGCGTGCTCTTCTGGCACCCACAGCGCGCCGCGAAAGTCGGCGCTGTTGTGCAGCGCCAGCTTCGCGTGCATGAACTCCCACACGCGTTGCGAGTCGTTGGTCACCAGGAGGGTCACAGGGGCCCTCCGGGCTTCACCATGTACTCGAAGCTCACCAGCGTGGTTTTCTCTTCGCTGCTGACGTACACCGATGGCGCCAGCGAGTAGCCCATGCGCTCGACGCTGCGCCACTCGCCGAACGCACGCCGGCCACCGGCCCAAAAGTCTTGATTCCAAAACGCTTGGTTCCACAGCGAGCCGACGCTGCCGCCCGCCACCGCTGCGGCGAAGATCGGATTCACTTCGAAGTCGGCATTCATCTGCACGATGTAGGCCGGGTTCGCGTTCGCCAGGAAACGCAGCCGCACCATCAGCGCTTGCTTGACCACCGTCGGCAGCCCGAGGTAGTTGAAGGCGGGCGTGAGGCGCGAGCGAATCTCGTGCGCGCCAGTGCCATCGAGCAGCTTGCCGTCGGTGAAGCCGTCGAACACGCGCAGCACCCTGCCGTCGCTGGTGCCCGCGTAAATCTCACTGAGGCGCCGCGAGAAGGTGATGGCGGGCACGTCGAGCAGCCGCGACCATGCCGTCGAGTGCAGTTGAAAGGCGTATTGGATAAACGAGTTGGCCGCGATGCTCGGGCGCGCGATGTGCAGCAGCGCGAGCGAGGGGAACGATGTCAGCTCCCAGCCCTCGGTGGCGAGCAGAAACTGGAAGTCCTGATTCAGCGCACCCTGCAGCTTGCGCAGTTGCTTGAGCAGCGAGGTATCGCTGGTCAGGATGTTGTCCAGGCCGCCCTGCACAACCTGGTTCACCGGGATGACGCCGTACTGCGTCAGCACGTAGACGTTGCCGCCATCGCTGGTGAAGCAGCGCCGGCCAACGGGCGGCGTGCCGATGTACCACACGCCCACGTTGGCGAACTTCGCCGCGTCGGTGGGGTCGGTGCCCTCGTAGATGACGAGGTCGCCGCTGGTGCTGATGATGACGAGCCGGTCGTCGATGCCGGCGCCCGCGTCTTGCGTCCAGTTGCACAGCGCGAGCACGCTGCCGCCGCCGATGAGCTGCGGGCCGAAGTCGAACACCTTCGCCAGGCCGCCGACGCTCTCGATGGGCAGCGACCACATCTCGCCGCTCGCGCGCTTGACGAACAGCAGGCGCTTCTTCCAGGCGCACACCTGCACGAAGTCCACCGGGTTGACGCCCGTCACGATGCCGGGGCCCGGCCCGCCGACGCTGGTCATCTTCATCCAGGTCAAGCCGTTGAAGAGGAAACCGCCGTCCGTTTCACTGCAGGCCACCAGGTAGTGCGCGCCACCGGCTGCAGTGAACTGCACCCAGTTGAAAACGCCAGCGCCGGGTGTCCCGCTGAGCGCGATGGCAGGCACGAGCGCCGAGAGGTCGCCGCCGCCCTCGACGTTGTAGATGCCGTGATCGGTGGCCGCGAACAGGATCGAAGTAGCGAGCGGCGACACCAGCGAGGTCGGCGGCGCGCCTTCCCAGCTCATCACGCTCTTCACTGCGTTCAAGCTGTCGATGCCGGTCGCGTACTCGTACCAGCCGCCGCGCACCGTGAGGCCAAGCTCGGTGCTGATGAGGTTGTCAATCTCCACCGCATCGGTGGGCGGCATGTCCGCTGCCGAGCTGACGGTGTTCAAGCCCAGCGTTGGCGCTGGCGTTGTGAGCAGCCGCTGGATCGTTCCCTGCGGCATGCGGCGCGGGCGCGCGCGAGTCTGCAGCACGCTTACACCCCGTACCCGGTGTCAGGCAGGTTGTAGTTCGTGTTGATGAGCGGATACGTCGCGCTGTACGTGGCGCTCAGTACGGGCGCATCCTGGTCGGCACAAATGGCCGCCTCTTCGAGCCCGTTGTACTCACCCTGCGCGGCTGTGGTGTCGAAGCCCTTCGCGGTGAGGAAGGCCAGCTTGAGCTTGGCTTCGATCAGCTCGTTGTCGTAGAGGATGACATCGTCATCCTTCTCGATGAAGTCGCGGTACTCGGTGGGCGACGCGTTGGCATCGCGGACCCAGCCGCGCGAGCTGTAGTCGATGATGAGCGTTTGCGGCTGGCTCGGTGCTGCGTACAGCTCGAACTTCGAGCCGCGCGTGCGATAGACGATGCTGATGGTCGAGGGCCCGAGGCCGCGCGCCAACAGCGCATTCCACTGCGCATCGAGCGCGGGCCCGAGCAGCGGCAGCCGCGCACTCATGTTCCAGCCGGTCAAATCTTCGAACGAATCCCAATCGCTCGGCATGTCGTACTGCGTCTGCGCCGGGATGGTGACTAGGGTCCACGTGCGCAGCAGCGCAGTCCACCGCCAGCCGCTGGTGGGCTTGATGAGCTGACGCCCGCACCAGGTGAGCAGGCGCTGCATCTGCTGCGCTGTCACGTCGCCCACCGATGCCGCGACCACCGTGGGCACGGGGAGGCCGAGCTGCCCGAGCACCTGCTGGATTACCTCCAGCGAGGTCGGCTGCTTCATCGTCAGGGTAGGCACGGCTACGCCTTCGCGCGCTCACCCTTGAGCTTCTCGATGATGGCGGCCTGCTCGCGCACGGCATGCTCCAGCGAATCGATGCGGCTCTTCTGGTCGTCCAGCGTCTTTTGCTGCATCGCGGCCTCGGCGCTGTTCTTTGCCTTGCCCAGCCAGGCGTGCGCGTTTTTCTTCAGCGACACCAGGCCGGGGAAGCGCAGCGCCACGTCATCGCGCACCTCGGCGAGCTGCTCGACGGTGCGCACGCCGACGTAACGCAGCTCTTCGCACTGCCCGCGAGTGAGGAAAGGCCAGTCAGTCAGGCGCGTGCCCGTAATCTGGTCCTCTTCCTTCATGCCCTGCTTGAACATGCCGTACTGCTTGGCGAAGCGCTGCTTGTCTTGCGCCGAGGCAGGGCGCACCACCACGTTGTTGCGGTCGCCTGGCACGATGATGCGCAGGCACTCCACGTCATCGAAGATCGGTCGCCCCTCGGTGATGCTCTTGCCTTCGTTCTGGATCGCGTCCATGAAGAAAACGACGAAGAGCTGCTCATCACCCGCGAAGGGCTTTTGAAACGCTTCGGCCTCGGGGGTCGGGCCCCACACCGTAGGGCTGAACTGGTCATGCATGTTTGATCCTCGCGTTAGGGTGCGACAGCCCACAACGAGCCGCCGACCGGGCAGGCCTTGCCCGTGTGATTGAGTGACGTGCTGCCAGGCATCGCCGCGCCATCGGCAATCGGCGCCGCGCTGTCGTTGAGCCGGAAGCTCACCGCCTTGCCGGCAAAGCCGATGGCGTTCATCGCTGGCGCGCCGCCACCGATGCGCCACGCCACGGCGGCGACGGTCGGGGTGAAGTCGGCCAGGTCGGGCGGGCCCATCACGCTGTTGATGCCGATACCGATGCCGGTGCTGAGTGCGCCGCTGCCTTGCGTTGCGTCGGGGTCGTAGACCGCGCCGGCTTGTCCTGTTGCTGCCATGTCGTTGCTCCTACGGACGCACGAGGCGGTCGCGCCAGGTGCGCGCAAACGGGTCGAGGTCGGGGTCCGGGGTAGAGCCCTCGCCGAGCGCGAACGGCGCGCCTGGCGGGGCGTCAGGTGGGTCCACAACCCATGCGAGTTGTGGCGCTACGTCGGTCACGACGTAGACATCGGTCTTGCCGTCAGCGTTGGTGTCAATCTCGGTGACCGAGTCCTCGGCGCCGACGTTGAGCCTGCGAGTAGCCATCGGGTGCTCCTGTTCAAAAGAGCCCCGAGCCACTCTGAATAACTCGGGGCAATGGCACGCGGGCGCGTAGCCCGCTCTGCGAGGATCACGGCGAGATGAGGCGGCCTTGAAATTGCGAGCCGCTCGCGGTGAGGTTGCCGGCCCAGCCAATGAGCTGCACCTCTGCGTCTTGGTTGATGGCGTAGCGCTTGTTAGGCGACAGCGGCACCATGTTGCGGTCGCTGTGCGGGCGCCAGAAGAGGTACTTCGTGTTGAGGAAGTACGCGGTTTTCGCCACCGCGAAGCCACCGATGCCGCCGTCGAGCACGACATCGGCATCCATGTACTTGATGGTCGGGAAACCGAGCTTGCCTGTCTCGGTGCCGGTGAAGCGCTGCTGCGCCTGCAGTGAGGCGAGGTAGACGCCCCACATGAAGTTGTCCACGACGATCAGGTCGGGCCGATCCATGCCGCGCACCAGCGACGCCCACATCGCATTGAAGGCGTCCTGAATCGTCGCCTTGTCGAGCGCGGCGCCTGCGGTCGTGGTCTTGCTGCGCCAGAATACCCAGGTCGCGCGGTCGATGCCGCCGTAGACGCCTACCAGCGGGTTCACAGGGACAGCGGCATTGAGGCCGACCACCTGCTTGCCGCCTGCGGCTGTGCCGTCGCTGTACACGCCAGCGGCCAGCAGATTCATCATCGAAGATTCAGCGACCTTGATGCGACCTTCGAGCAGGTCGATCATCTGCTGCTGGCCTGCGTTGCGCAGTTGGTCCAGCCCGCTGATGGTCACCGCGCACGCGGCCTGCTTGAAGTCGTACTGCGCCGAGCTGATGACATCCTGCGCCGCGACGGGCAGCAGGTCGTAGCCCGAGTACCAGCCGACATTCGCGTTTTCGGCAAAGCTCAGCTCTTCGAAGATCACGCTGCCGCCGCTGACTGTGCGGACGTTGCCGCGCTCGTTCAGGCGCGCCAGCAGTGCGTTGTTTTTGGTGACGTTGTCGGCGAGCTTCTTCGAGCGCGCCTCAATCGTCGTGGCGACGATGTCGGTGACGTTTGGGAATGCCACGGTTGGCCTCCAATGGGTTGCATGACGCGACCTGTTTGGAGATGGCCCAGCGGGTTCATCCGCGCCGGTCTAGTGGCGCTGTGAACCGGATGGGCCCGTGGGCTTCCGGGGTGAGCCGCTCAGCTCGCGCCGTGCTGCTCGATGGCGGCTTCGAGTGCCGCGCGTACTGAGTCGTCCCTCGGGACCGAGCCACCAGTGTCTGGTGCGCTGTCGCCCTTCACGCTCGCCGCTGCCCGCTTGGCTCGAAGTACCGCAGGAGACGTAGCGCCGTTGCTTCGCGCACCGGCACCGCCTCGCTGGGTGAGGATGCTAGACACACCATCGTGCATCTGGCAAGCGTGCGCGTAGATTTTTTCGAGGTCGATGGGCTGGCGCTGTCGCGCGCGCACCTCGACCAGGTCGGCCATGATGCCGGCCACGTCAGCGTAGAACTCGTGCGCCTGGCCGAAGGCCAGGAGCTGCTGGCCCATCTGCTGATCCTCCTGCTGCGCGAGCTGGTTCAAGTAATACTGCTGCTGCTGCAGGATGTGATCGACGCGCGGATCGTGCACCGGACCCTGCTGCTGCGGCATCGGCGCCTGGCCGCCGTTGCGCTTGTCGGGCGGCGTCAGCTCCCAGTCCAGCATGTTCAGGTCTACACCGTGCTGGCGGATGAGGTTGGCGATGATGCCTACCTTGTTCTGCGGCGAGCCCACGCGCAGCTCGGCAGCGGTCTGCATCACGTACTGCACCGCCTGCAGCGGGTTCACGCCCTCCTGACGCATGAACACCTCGTAAGGTGCCACCACGCGCTCGAAGGCCTGCGTGAAGCCGCGTTCGTTGGCTGTGGCCTGAAGCAGGTGCTGCATCTCGTACTCGCGGCGCATCACCTCCTGGCGTGCGCCAGGCGGCACCTGGTTCCACAGCTCGCGCGCTTCGGGGCGCCAGCTCGCGGGCGGCTTCAGCTCTTGCGCGGCCTGCGGCTGGGGCGCTGCTGTGGGTAGCCCCGGCGCTCGCGCAGGCGCAGCCGGCGCACCAGCAGCCGCAGGCTCTGCATCCTTCGCTGCCGCGGGTGCGAATCGACCCGAGGCGTCACGAGCACGGCCATCGCCTTGCGGCTGCTGCGGCGCAGCCTGCGCAGGCGGCGCAGGTGCCGCAGCTTCACCGCCAGCGGCAGGAGTGTGTGCGGGTTCGTTGGTTGCATGCTGTGCAAAAGCTGCGTCGAGCGTGTCGCGCAGGCTGTCCTCTTCGGGGGGTGCGGGTTCAATGTCGGTGGGCATCTTAGACTCCGATGTCCTCTGTGGCACGCGTTGAATGCGCCGTGGCGCACTGTTGGTTCACGTGAAACGTCATTGCGTCTCTTCCTGCTGGCCCGCGCGCAGCTTGGCCGCCAGCGCGCCAGCGCCGGCCATGCCGAGCACGCCGAACAATGGCGAGCCGACATTGCCCCAGCTCTTCGCTGCGGCCTCGGCCTGCTCGGGAGTAGCCTGTTCGAGCCAGCGGTAGACGGCGCCGCGCATCACGCTCTTGGGGCCGACCTTCGATTCCTCGACGCGTGGCGACACCTCGCGCAGGCGCTTGGCGATGGCGTCAGCGCTCACGGGCTCGCCCTTGATGTGGAAGGTGCTGCCGTCGAAAGTCACCGCGCCGGGGTCGGCGCGGCCACCGAGCCCGCCAGCGAGGCGCGCCTCGCTCTCGCCAGTCTCGGCTTGCCAGATACGGTCGCCAGGCGCGAACCCTGTGGCACGTGGCCGCGAGCCCGATGCAGTGCCGCTCACGCTGCGCGGGTTGATGCCGGTGCGCGCGTAGTTGCTCAGCGTGTTGCTGAGCATGCGAAACGCGTTGTCGCCGGTCAGCGAGTTGACGCCGATTTTCTCGCCGATCTTCGATGCGTGCGCCAGCTTGGTCTGGTAGAGAAGGGCGCCGGCCTTGCCGCCGCCCATCGCGCCCATCGTCGGGTAGTCGCCGTCGCCGTAGTGCACCGTGATGTTGCCGCCTTCGGGGCCACTCACGTACAGCTTCGTCTCTTGCGCTTCGCTCGGGTTGTAGTCGGGGTTTTCTTCCTCGGTGTATTTGATGTTGCCGCGCTCGTCGCGCATTGTCTCGCCGCCCTCGCTCTTCGCCAGCGGGTACTTTTCATTGCCGTACTCGTCGCGCTTCACTTCGCCGCCCTTGGCGCGGCGCTTGACCAGCAGCGGCTCCAGGTCTTGCGTCGGGCCCATCAGCTCCTTCCTCTTGACGTTGCCCTCGGGGTCGTACATCGGGTAATCGCCCCAGCCATGCTCCTTCGGCTCGTCGCTGTACTTGTAGTCGCCGTGCGGGTCGCGCATGTACTCGCCGCGCCCGTGCGTTTTCTCAGTCTCGATCTTGTAGGGCTCGTCGTAGTCCTCGTTGATGTCCTCGGTGACGCGGATGCGCTTGCCGGCGCGCTTGCCGAACACGTCGGCAAAATCTTCGAGGTCGCGCGCGCCCTCGGGCATCGTGCCGTACTGGAAGGCGCTCGGCTCGTCGCGGATGCTGCGCAGGAAGGCCGCAACCGATGCGGGCGGCTGGTCGGGGTCGATGCCGAATTGCTGATTCCACCAGTCGGCACCAGCGGGCGATTGCCCGCCGTAACGTTGAGAAGGCGGCATTGTCAGATCGTGGACCCAGCCGGGCTGGAGCACCTCGGGCGGCGGCGCGTTCATCTCTTGCTTGGCCTCGCGTAGCTGGCGCACCAGGCCGCGCGAGGCACGGCGCAGGTCCACAGTCGCGGATGTATGCGGCAGGCTTTCCTTCAGCGTGAGCAGCTTCTCTTCGCGTTGAAACGACGGCCCGAGGCCTTCTTGCGGACTGCGGCCAGCGCGCAGCTCGGCGATGCGCGCCTTGTCTTGCGCGAGCCGCTCGGCGATCTGGTCCTCGCGCGCCTGGTCCATGCGCACCGTCACCTCGGCACGCTTCTGTGCCAGGTTAGGCGTGTCGTCTGGCAGGTCGTACAACCGCTGCCAATCGGCGCGCCCTTGCTTGAAGCGCTCGGTGGGCGTCAGCTCCAGGCCTGGCAGCACCTTTTGCTCGCCGAGGTCGATGCCGCCGCGCTGCAGCGCGCCCGCGGCGCGCGGCACCGCGGCATTCTCTGCGGCCCGAGCTGCGCCTCGGGCCGCAGCCGGCGCACCCTTCGCCGCCAGGCCGGCCATGCCGGCACCGGCACCGAAGAGGTCGCTGGTTTCCTCGGGCACCTTGAAGGTCTGCAGCGTGGGCCCGCCGCCGATCAGCGGGCGCCCGTAGGCGACGCGGTCGAGCCCTTCGGGTGTCTTGCCCACCACTAGCTCGCCGAGGCTGGGCAGGTACTCGCGCAGCTTCTTGTCGAGCGGCGCGGTCGCCGGGTACATCTCGCCGACCTTGTCGAGCCCGCCGCGCGCACGGCGCAGCAGCTCGGCCAGCTTGAGCGCGAGCGGGTAGTCGGGCTCTTGAGCGCTGATGGTGTCGTATGTGGGCATCTCACCCTCCGAGCTTCTCGACGGCGCGCGCAATGTCGGCCTGCCGCGAGATGTCGTCGCCGGCCAGGCGCGCCTGGCGCTCGCGTGCCTCGCGCTTCCACGTCAACGCGAAGTCGTCGATGGTCGTCAGGTTATTGCGCTTCATGTAGTCGCGGTGCTTGGCGCGCGAGCTGATGTCGCTGCCGTCGGTGGCGCGCAGGCCTTGGTAGTGCCGCTCGCTGACGAGGTTATGCAGCGCGAAGCCTGGCACCGCCTGCAGCAGCCGCTCCATGTGCTTGCCGCAGTGCACGAAGCTGGGCGGGCGCTCGATGTAGTCGTGGATCGACATCACCTGCTCGATGACACCGTCACAGGCCGCGCAGCGCCAGGCGTAGGTGGGCATGGTCAACGTGCCTGCGGTGCCACCGGCAGCGCGAACGGTGCGGGGTCGCCTGGCGGGTCCTCGGTGTCGGCTGGCTCGCTGAGCAACGATTGCACCAGCGCGGCGGCGCTCTCGACTTGCTCGCGCGCGGCCTCGACATCGAGCATGAGCTGCTCGATGCTGGTATTGATGCGAACCCGCGAGGCCATCGCTGCCATGCGCTGCTGCGATGCGCGGTACAGGTTGGCGCGCGCGCTCTGCAGCGCCGCCAGTGCGTCGTCAATCTGTTGCTGCGTCGCCATGATTCACCTCACATCGGCGCGCCGTTGAGCGGCGCGGGCATCTGCGGCTGCATCGGCGGCACCGAGCCGGGGCCAGCGGGTAGGCCTGGTGGCCCGCCAGGTTGGGGGCCGCCTGGCGTCATGGGCGGCAAGCCGCCCGCTGGCATTCCGATGGGCGGGATGAGCGCGGCCTCTTTCTTCGTGCGCTCGGCCTCGGCGTCGTACTTGCCGGCCTGCGCGGTATTCTTCTTGTCCTCTGGCGTCGGCGGCTCGGGTTGCGGCGGCTGCTGCGCTTTCTCGGTGAGTGCCTTGGCGGCCTGGTCGAGCACGCCCTCGATGGTCTTGGCGCCCTTGAAGCCCGCTGCAGCCCACTGCAGCAGCTTGATGAGGAATGACCCGGTCATCGGGTCGGCCTGCACCACGGGCGCAGCAGCCATCACGAAGTTAGAGGCGGCGCCGAGAAACTCGGTGCGCGCTTCCTTCTCCTGCGCCCAGTCGGGCGCGGCCAGGCTGTCGGCGGTCACCGTGATGCTGTACATCGCGGTGCCGAAGTCTTTCAGCAACTGGATTGCCGGCTGCGCGTACTGCGCGTCGGGCGTGCGCTCGATCAGCGAGCGCTTGAGGATCGTCTGCGGTTGAAACAGGTTGCTGACGATGTTGGCGCGGATGCGCATCACGTCGCTGACGAAGCGCGCCACATCGTTTTGCAGGTTAGCCAGGCGCGCGCCGCCGTACTGCACCTTGAGCTGCTGCGCGGTCGCTGTCTCGCTCGCCACCGAGGCACCGCGCATGATGTCGCTGATGCCCATCACCTCGTAGAGGTCGTGCTGCAGTTGATTCTTGCGCGCCGTGAGCTGCGCGATGGCGGCCACGAACTGCTCGATGGGCATCCAGTCGATGACGCCCTTCATGCCGCCCTTCTCGACGAAGGCGCTCCAGTTTTCCACCGGGATCAGCTCGTTCTCGGTGCCTGCCGCGAGCATCTTGCGCGCGGCCATCGCGGTCTTGTCGTAGACGCCCACCGCCTTCACCGCCTCGGTGAGGTGCGCGAGCTTGGCGTTGACGCGATCCAGCTCCTTGTAGAGGTCTTGCACCATCGCATAGTCGGGGCGCGGCAAGAAGGCCTTGGTGAGCGTGGTTGCCGTGATCGGCATCGGGCATGGGAAGAAGTCATCCAGCTCCAGCGGGTCGGGCTGCTGGTCGAGCACGAAGCTGCAGCCCTCGACGAACCAGCACACGTAGTTGCGCTCGCGCTCCCACACCTCCCACACCGCGGCTTGCTTGAATGGCGTGGCCTTCAGCACGTCCTCGGTGCCGCTCGGGCTGTCGGTGTTGATCGGCTCGCGCGTGGTCATCGGGATCATGCCGAGCTGCTTCTCATCGAGCTTGAAGCGCGCCTTGAGCTTCGGTTCGCTCATGTAGACGCGGCGCGCGACCCAGCGGCACTCTCGCCAGCGCCGGCACGGCGCGTAGCGGAAGTCGTCCCAGTAGACGTAGTCGGTCTGCGCCTCTTCGTTGATGATGGCTTCGACCTGCTGCGTGGCGCCGGGGATCGGCTGCCCGGTGGCGGGGTCCGTCACCGGCTGGTCCTGCATCTCGGTGTCCACTTCATAGCGGCACCAGACTTGCCCCAGGCCGGCGATGAAACGATCCTGCACCGCGTCGCGCATCGCGGCGTTGGTGTCGTCGTAGTCGCGCTCGATGTCGCCATTGAGCACGCGCTGCATGATGATTCCGGCCACGCGCGACACGTCGTCGTCAAAGTCGCCGAACTTGCGGTCAACCTCGGCCTTCGGCAGGCGCCCGTAGATCGCGCTCAGGATCACCTGCACGTTGCTCCAGAACAGGTTCACCTTGCCCATGCTGGTCGGCGCGGTCGAGCCGGTGGTGTCGCTGACGCCGATGTACTGGCGCTCGCACTCGCGCGCGGCCTTGACGAAGCGCTGCATCCAGCGCTTGGAGCTGTCCAGCTCGCGCTGCCACTTCTGCGCGGCCTTCCCGCTCTCGACCAGCGTCGTCTTTTTGCCTTTGGGCTTCGGCGCGTCGGCCTCGTCGGTGCGGCTTGCCGCTTCAGCGTATGCCATGCTGGCCCCTAGATGCGCCGCTCGCGTGCTGCGTGCGATGCAAACATCTCTTCCAGAGTGATCGGGTAGTGGGTGCCGTCGTACTCGCGCGGCGCGTCGGGCTTGTCCTCGCGCACCAGCTCGCGCATCACCTGCGCGCCGTAGCTGAAGCCGTCGGCGCCGTGGCTGGCCCAGTTGTGGTCCGGTTCTGCCGAGAGAATCTTGCGTTCGTCGTCGTACTTGAACGACCAGGCACGCAGCGCTTCGAGGCCGCGCGAGCAGTGGTCACGGTGGAAGCGGCATCGAGGGATCACCATGCGCGCCGCGTTGATGCGGTCGGCCAGCTTGGTCTTTGGCACGATGGAGCACTCGAAGGCCTGCGCGAATTGCTCGATGACTGTCTCGCGCGTCTGGAAGGTTTTCGCCGTCGCGTCGTGCGGCAGGTAGACGTGATGAATGGGCAGGTTGCAGGCCTTCAGGCGTGCAATCCACTCCTTGGCGTCGAGTCCGCTGTCCTCCTGGTAGTCGATCAGCTCGAAGCCGCCGACTTTGACCTGCCAGAACCAGAAGGCCGCCGCGTCGCGATAGCCGATGTCGCAGCTCACCACGATGCGCGCGCCGGGCTCGTACTCGGTGTCGGTGTCCACTCGACCATCGCGCTCGGCCTGCGCGATGTAGCGGCCAACGATGGCGCCCACGTTGGCAGCGCTGAAGTCGCAGTAATACTCCTGCTGGATCAGCTCTTCGGGCATGCCCATCGCGCGCTCAAGCTCGATGTCGGCGTCGGTGAGCACGCCCGTCACCGTGATCGGCATCTCGGCGCAGAAGGCGCCCTTGAGCTTCTTGGCAATCTCCAGCGTCTTGTGCGCGTGGTTGTAGCCGCGCGGCGTGAAGATGAACGCCACGCTGCCGCGGTTCTCGCGCAGGATCGGGCGCACGAAGTCGTAGGCGCGCGGGTCGGTGAGAGCCCACTCGGAGAAGGTGACGTGCACGGGCGAGGCGCCCACCAGGCTGTCGAAGTTGTCGGCGCCGACGATCTGCACCATCGAGCCGTTGTGCAGCTCCAGCTTCATCTCATCTTCGAGACGCCGCCTGACCAGCACGTCAGGGAAGGTGGCCTTGATGAGGTTCTTGCCCTCGCTGGTGATGTTGTCCCAGACCACCTTGCGGCCCTGCTTGAGCGTGGGCAGGCAGTGCCAGAAAAGGCCGGTGCGCTTGAACGTCTGTTTGCAGGCCTGCGCGAGGGCGGTGCGGTCCTTGCCGCCGCGTCGATGCATCACCCAGACTGCGAACTTGCAGCCGGCATCCATCGCGCTCATGTAGGGCATCTGATACGCCCGAGGCTGCATGCCGCCGTCGATGGCGAGCTGCTGCTCAGGTGTCGATGACATCGCCGCCCTTGGCCGCCAGGCGCAGCGGCATCACGTGCTGCTGCAGCGGGCTGTTGTGCACGCCTGGCACCGGCTGGTTGCCGATCACGAGCTGCTGCACCACGAACGTGATGCCTGCGGCCTCGGCGCCGTCATCGGTCTTGATGCACTTGGCGACGAACTGCAGGTAAGCCTGTGGGTCGCTCTCGGCAATGCGCTTGAGGTACGCGATGCCGCCCAGCGCGTTCAGCGAGTCGCCGGCCATGCGGCGCAGCTCTTGCGAGATGTGGCTCGCCGTCGTCCGCTTGCTTCGCGCAGCGACGGGGGTGGTCATCATCGGGCTCCAGAAACGACGAAACCCGCCGAGGCGGGTTTCGAGGGACAGTGCAGCGTCTCCAGAGGGGCGACGGGTCGCCTGCGTGTTGCGCGCAGGCGTGCCCCTCGGGGCGCGATTGTGCGCCTACATCGTGCCGTTGAACAAGTCTTGGTTGGCCGCGAACAGCGGTGCCTGCGCCGGCACATCCTTGAGCACTTGGCGCTCGATGTCGGTACGCGGCGTCAGCACCTTGTCCGGGTGCAGGCGCTTGGCGATGCGGTAGGTCTGTGCGCTCTCGTACTGATAGCGCTGAAACTGCCGCGTGCGGCGCTGTGCGATGCGCGGGTCATGGTCGTAGGCGTAATCGGCCTGCGCCCATGCGATGGCGCGCAACTGGTCGTCGAGCTTGACGAACCCGAGCGCTGCCTCGCGGTCGGGCGGCGGCTCGGGCACCGGATAGGCACCGAGCGGCTCAGCTTTACTTGAGTCAGGCGAAAGGGAATTGACAAGCGCGCTTGTCATGGGCCCATACTGCTCATGGGCTTTAGGTGCAGGGGAATGCATATTGAAGCTCCTAGGTTGTTGAAGGACAAAGGCCACGGGGGTGCAACCCCGTGGCCTTCTCACTTTGCGCCAGCGAAACAGTGACCGTCAAGCGCCTGCGTAGAAAAGTTTGCTATGGGCTCTGCATGGCGGCCTATAGGTCCACGTGAAACACTGCGGTGCAGTGCGGTGCAGTGCGGTGCAGTGCGGTGCAGTGCGGTTTGAGGGTGGTGCACGCACCCTAGACCACGCCAGCGTTGCGCAATCTTCGTTGCAGCTCGGCAACGGCTCGGGCAACCACTGATTGCCGGTGCTCCTTGTCGGCGAGCGACGGATGCATCAGCACCTCGACGCCCATGCACTCGGCGCGCGCGACATGCTGCACCGCCAGGCGCAGCTCGCGCGGCATCAGCTCCACCTCGCGCTCGATGGCTTCCATGATGAGCAGTTCGAGCTGTTCGTCGTCGTCGCTGGTCGTCGTGGCGAACACTTTAGATAACGCGCGCGCGTAGCCACGTTCATGCGACCACGCGCGGCGCCACTGGTGCCAGCGACCGAGCAGCGACCCGAGGTCACCCACGGTGGCGCTGGATGGCGGCCTCGATGTCGCGGCGGATGTCACTCTTGATGAGGTGCTCGCCCACCGCTGCGAGCGCGTTGTGCACCTCCTGCAGCCCGCTGGCGCGCGCCAGGCGCTGCATCCCGCGGATGTCGCTTGGCAGCATCTCGGGCCCGAAAATGCGCATGTTGCGCGGGTCGGCAGCGAGCTGCTCGGCCTCTACCTCGGCCTGGCCCTGCTCGTGCTCGGCTTCCTGCTGGCGGCGCACGCGCTCGGGCACACCGAGCGGGTATGCCCAATGCCACCAGTCCGGCATGGCGCAGTAGCTCTCGCCAGCGGCGGGCGGGTAGCCCATCTTGCAATCGTTGTTCATGGTGCTTTCCTCGCACCCTCTGTCGGCTTCGCGTGGGTCCGCATGATCGATGCCATGCGTTTTGCTCTGTCGGCGTCGTTGAACTCCTGCGCGACGCCGAGCGGGATGTCGATGCCGCTGCTCGCTGGCGGCTTCCAGCCGTGCGCGATTGCCGCCATTGTGCGCGCCTGCTTAGGGCTCTTACTCGGCATGTTGCAGCTCCAGTTCCCCCTGCATGCCCTTGACGGGCGGGGCGAATTCGATGCGAACGCTCCAGGGCGCGCGCTCCTGTGCGTACTTGAAGCGGATACGGCGCACGTCGCCATCATCGACGCCCAGCCACTCGGCGACCGCGTCGCGCACGCCCTTGAGCGCGCCGACCAAGTTGTCATCGTCTAACCCGCCGCTGGGTGCACGCCTGGTGAGCACCACCACGCACGGCAGCGCCGGGCGCTGCATCATCTTCAACGACCAGGCGACCGCCTCTTTTTCCTTGGCGACGCGGCGCGCGCGCGCCATGTAGTGCTCGCGGTCGTTCTGGCCCCGCCCGGTGGCAATCGGCAGGATCGTCATGCCGGCACCTCCAGCACGAACAACCCCGGCGTCGCTTCGCGCTCGACCCACGGCGCAGCGTCGGCGATGAACGGCACCAGTTGCAGCTCGGCGCCGCCCTCGACGACACGGCGCAAGCGCAGCAGGCTCGCCGCGCACCACCACTCGATGGCCGCGAAGGTCGGCGGGTCGTAGCACATCACCTGCCTGAACCGCGCCGACACGTCGAACACGTCCACGATGACGATGCGCCCGCCTGGCTCGCAGTTGTCGAGCGCGGCAGTCAGCGTCTCGTGCATGTCCACGTGCCCCAGCAGGTAGCCCAGCAGCACCACGTCGAACGGCGCATTCGGGCTTGCATAACCCTGCGCGTCAGCGCACACCTTGTAGCCCTTGCATTGGCACAGGTCGAGCTGCTCCTGCGAGATGTTCACCAGCTCGAAGCTCAAGTCCGGGCGCGCCTGGCGCCAATACGCCTCGACGCCGCCGATGCCGCAGCCCAGGCTGAGCACGCGCGCACCCTGTGGCGGGTCCGTGAGGCGCAGCAGCTCCAGCGCATGCGAGCGCTCGCCGCTGCGTCCGAGCTGAAAGAGCTGCAGCACCGTGTGCCCCTGCTGCAGGTGCCACTGGCTCACAAACCGCGTCAGGTTCGCATCGCCGTACAGCGGATGCTCGGCGGCCTTCACTGGAAGCCCTGCTTGCGCTCCTGCACGCACTCGTGCACCGTCTGCGCATACGCCTCGCTGAAGGCCGCCAGCGCCCGCTGCGCGGCCACCAGGAGCACCTCGGGCGGGCACTGCCTGGCGCTCGCCATCATCACCACCCCGAAGAGCTGCTTGCGCAGCACGTCGGCACCCGGCGCTTCGAGCAGGCTGTCGGCAATCTCTTCGACCGTGCACTCGCCCAGGTGTGCCATCGGCAGCTTGACCACCGTGCCGGGCCCTTGCGCCGCAGCATGGATGAACTCTCTGGCGTAGCTCGTGACAACCGTGTCCTCGGCGGCGGTCATTGCAGCACCCCCACCGGGTGACTGCGCTGCAGCTCGCGCCCGCGCCGCCACACGCCCATCACCCCGAGCTTGCGAGCCTGCGTGAAGCTCACGCGCTGCGCGATGAGCCGGCAGTCCATCTCCTTGCACATCTGCGGCTTCGTCTGGTGGATCGTGCACCCTTGATTGCCGAGGTAGACACAATCCCCGTTCGCCTTGTGCGCCAGCATGCGCTGACTGGGCCAGCGGTCGTGAGGCACCGTGCGCCACTGGCTTGCATCCTCACCCGGCAGGATGCGAACCGCATCCTGGTGGCAGCAGCGCGTGCAGCCATTGCACGGCACGGCAGTCATGCCGCCACCTCTTCGTGGGTGCGCACCAGCGTGTTGCCGGTGTCCACTGAAGCGCGCAGGCAGACCTTGTGCACCCGGTGCTGGTTGCCCAGCGGGTCCTTGACCACCGCGCAGGTCTGATGCGCCTTGCGGTTGAGGCTGCCCAGCAGCTTGCCGCAGTGCCAGCAGTTGAGCGCATGCGACGGCGTCATGGCTTCACCTCGACCAGCAGGTGCGCGATGGGCCCGAGTTGCTCATTGCGATTGAGCTGCTTGTGCTCTTCGGGCGCATGGAAGATGAACTGCATCGCCCTGAGAATCCGCACCAGGTCGTCGAAGCTCGCCACCTTGTGCCACGCGATGGCGTAGCACCTGCGGCTCGGCGTGTGCAGCGTCATCATCTCCCCGTGGTTGCTCTGCACGCGCTCGGGCTCGGGCTTCGGCTCTTGCTGCCGAGCCACGTCCCCTAACGCGCGCAACTGCTGCACCTGCCCAGCGCGTTGCATCTCCTGCGCATGCTCGCCCAGGTAGCGCTTGAGCGCTCCGTTGCGTTGTTGCTCCTGTTGCATTTTTTCAATCCTCGCTGTGGCGCAATGCCATGCGCCAGAAAGCCCTCTGTGCCTGCGTCAAGTGGACACCGTTGCGCTCTTTGTCGCGCAAGCTGCGTGCCCCACTGAGGATGTCGCTGCTCATCTGCGTGCGCAGTCGTGCCATCTCGCTCTTGAACCTCTCGGGCATCACCGTGCGCTTGCGGTCATTGCCGATGGTGGCCCGCATTGCCGGTGCCGGTGCCTCGCGGCACAGCGCCTTGAACGCCATGACGGTCGGCGGGTAGTCCGGCGGCAGGTGCTGCAGCGCATAGGCCACCGCATGCGGCGACACGCCCGCCAGCTCGTGCTGCCAGTCGCCCCTGACGGCGTCGAGAGGCAGCCCTGCGTAGGCCTCGCGGAAGCGCTTGCCGTAGGCCAAGGTGAGCTTCGTGAACACGGCATCGAGGACGGAGGGTGGGCGCTCGGGGGGTGTCCGCTCATTTTGGAGGTTTGCGTACGAAGGGGGGCCCACCTCGAACGCGCCACCCCCGTCGGCGTTTTCACCCGCCCCTCCGGGTCGCAACGCGGTCGCGCCTGGCAGCAGCTCGCGCAGCTCGCTCATCGCAGCACCACGATCACGAGCACGACGAACAGCACCGCAGTCCATGCGACAGCACCGAGCACGACACCGAGCCACGGCACACGCATGCCAGGCGGTACACCGACTGGGGTGCTACGGAATGGATCACGGGATGAGCGCAGCCACCAGTGGCTGACGCCCGGTGCATCGACATTCTGCGAGTGAGTGCGGGTCATCGATCAACCTCCTGACGCCCGAGCATCGGTGCCCATCCGCCTGCCGTTGGGTCGGCCTGCAGCACGCTGATGCGCGCGGCATCATCGCGCCGACCCTTCACGGTTGCAAGCAGCCACGCCCAGCCCTTCGCATGCTGCACTGCATCGACAGCGACTGCGGCCAGCTCATCGACGGTGACGCCGCCGTCGAGCAACGCCGTGAGGCGCGGGTCGCTCGGGTTCACCGAAGCGAAGCCCGCGGCCTTCATGGCCTTGCACGCCTCGCCCTCACGATTCGCGCGCGCGCCCGATACGCTCTCGCTAGAGAGCGTATTCTTACTTCTAACATCTAACTTCTCCCCCGTCTCAGTAACGTCACGCGCACCGTCACGTGACGCGTCACGCAACGCGCACAGCTCGCTCATTGTCGCGTCGTGCCTCACATAGACGCCCATAGTCTCCAACTCGTTCAAAATCGAAGCCCTCTTCGCGCGATACCTCCGAGTCCTATTACATGCACTGCCATTGGCGGTGTTATATGAAACAGAGTCCAGCTCCAAATCGACCCGCGCGCTGTGCCTTCCGTCAGCTTCGATGTTGAAGAATTGATTGAGCACGTAGCGCACGATGAGCTGTGTTGGCCCGTTGTGCGCCCGAGCGATGCCGTAGCACTCTGCGATGTCCAGAGGCAGCGGCTTGCGGTGCAGGTAGCACCAGCACACCAGGCGCCAGTAGCAGCCTTCCTGAGCGGCGCTCAGCTCCACGGTGTGGCTCATCCAAGCTGCAGGGTACAGCTTCACCCACGGCAGGGCGCTCACCGGCCTACCCCAGCCTTAAAGCCGCCTAAGCAGACAGGGGGTTTCCCCTCTTCACAGGGCTGAAAGAGTTGACAGCTTGACAGTGGCGCCATTATGGTTACTCCACAGTGCAACTGCTATGAGCAACCTACAGCGACACCGCATCTTCTTCCAGGTCTGGCAGCTTGTAGCCCAGCGCCTTGTAGTCTGCAGCGCGCTTGCGGAAGAGTGCACCCATAACACGATCTGCTGTAGACCGTGGCAGCGGCTTGTCCTTCGGCCACTGGTACACCCACTCTCTCGTTACGGCGAGCAGCTCGCAGAAGCGCTTCATCTTGTGCTGCTCTGGCACGTCAGCGACCAGCAGTGCGAACGCTGTCTCTTTCATCATCTTCGTCCCCACGCTGTCACTCAGAGGGCGAGGATGCTCCTTCGCTCTTTGATGCTTTGCAAGCTCAATTCGTCCGACCATCCATAGCGCGCTAAGGTCCTATGAAACTACTCTTCCGTATTGACTTAGCCCTGAAGCACGCAGGGAAAACTCGCACCGAACTTGCAGAGCATCTCGACGTGTCCCGCCAGGCCATCAGCAACCTCGGACGCAAAGAGGAAGCCTCGATGAAGCCTCAACACATCGCAAAGGCCGCGCGCTTCATGAAGTGCGACGTGTACTGGCTTTGCACTGGCGAAGGCCGCAGGTACGAACCTCAACCGCTGGATGAACGCACCTTCTCAGAGATAACTGTCAACGTGGCCCTCTGGCTCGAAGCGCTCGACGAGGCCGCGCGTTATGCGATGTACGGCAAGATCATGGAGCTGCGCGAGCGCGAGCCAGCCATCAGGATGCGCAGCACCCCGATCACCAAGCGCACGACAGCTCGCAAGATCACCGCACAGCGCGTCAGCAAACACCAGCGCTCGCGCTAGTTATCCACCGCTCAGCAGCGCCTGGGCGCTGCACCGTTTGACCACTGGTGCGCCCCACAAGCGCCCACTGGTGCCCACGTGCACCTGTGCATTCGTTGCAGTGGATAAATCAAACCAGTGCCCGCGTGGGCATTGTCTGATTTTGCTTGCGGCCTGTGCTGCGTCGGAGCGTAATGCCGGCCTGCAGCAACCAGCAGTTGGCAATGACAATCCACCCCGCCGACGCCGCCGCCTACGTGTTGTGCACCGAATTCTTCGAGGTGCTCAGCGTGGACCCGCATGGGCTGGTGTCGATGCCGCCCAGCACCGAAGGCGAGCGCGGCCCGCTGTCCGATGTCGCGCTCGCCTTGTTCAACACCGCGCAAGGCCGCCCGCTGTTCGACCAGGTGCTCACCATCGTGCGCCACGCCGCCGTGCACGACGACGCAGCGCTGCATGTGCTGCGCTCGCTGGGTGCGCTGTATGCGTGTGCCTTCGTCGCCGAGTTGATCGAACAAGGGGCCATCGATGTCCACTGAGCCCGCACCCTTCACCATGCCCGTGATGATTGCCGAGCTGCAGCGCGAGCTGGCGATGCGCAACAAGGTCTACCCCAAGCATGTCGCGCTGCTCAAGATCACGGTGAACCAGGCGCGCGAGCGCATCGCCATCATCGAGGCAGTGATCGAAGTGCTGAAGGGCTTGCAGTGACCGACATCCGCCAGCTCGCCGACACCGAGCAGGCCGACATCGAGCAGGTGGCCGAGAGCACGCTGCGCGCGCTGTGCCCGGTGGTGCTGCATGGCGTGCCCTCGATCCGCTATCACACAAGCGCTGGATTGAGCCACAGCGGCACCAAAGAGCTGCGCCGCACCCCGTACCACTTCAAGCGCAAGAGCGAGCCCACAGCGCCCGCTGCGGCCCCTTCCGATGCCATGCTCAACGGCACCCTGGTGCACTGCTCGCTGCTTGAGCCCGCCGAGTGGCCGCGCCGCTACGTGGTGCCGCCCGAGTCGGCCAACGACAAGCGCACCAAGGCATACAAGGAATTCGCCGCCGAGGCCGCGCAGCTCGGGCTGACGCCGATCACGCAACTGCAGGCCGATGCAGCCACTGCGCAGGCCGATGCGCTGCGCATGGTGCCCACCGTGGCGCGCCTGCTCGGCACGCCAGGCGCAGGTGCGGAGGTGTCGGCCTGGTGGATCGATGGGCCCAGCGGCGTGCTGTGCAAGTGCCGGCCCGACTTCGTCGCACCCGTGGGCTACGGACGCGGCGCGGTGCTGGTCGATGTCAAGACCACCAGCGACGCCGCGCCCGATGCCTTCGCGCGCAGCGTGCAGACCTTCAGCTACCACACACAAGCAGCCTGGTACTGCGAGGGCTACGCGTTGGCCTCTGGGCTGCAGGTGCACGGCATGCTGTTCGCCGTCGTCGAGAGCGCCTACCCCTACGCGGCCACCGCCTACATGCTCAGCGATGCAGCGCTCGCACTGGCCCGCCGCCTGAACCTCGAAGCACGCGCGCTGTACGCGCGCTGCGCAGCAGCCAACGACTGGCCCGGCTATCCGATGGACTCCACGGGCATTAACGTCATCGATCTGCCTTACTGGGCATACCGCGAGGCCGCATGACAGACGCCGCACTGATGAAGCCGCCCACCACCTCGCTTGTGGTGCGCTTTGCGAACCGCTTCGGCCTTGAGCCCTCGCGCATGATGGGCACGCTCAAAGCAACGTGCTTCAAGACCGAAGAGCCGGTGAGCGACGAACAAATGGCATCGCTGCTCATCGTGGCCGAGCAGTACAACCTGAACCCGTTCACGCGCGAGCTGTTCGCCTTCGTGGACAAGAAGAGCGGCGGCATCGTGCCTTACGTCAGCGTCGATGGCTGGTCGCGCATCGTCAACGAGCACCCGCAATTCGACGGCATGGACTTCGCCTCTGACGATCCGCTCAAGTGCACCTGCACCATGTACCGCAAGGACAGAGCGCACCCGATCACCATCACCGAGTACCTCGCCGAGTGCAAGCGCGGCAGCAGCGCCTGGTCGCTGACGCCGCGGCGCATGCTGCGTCACCGCGCGATGACGCAGGCTGCGCGCTACGCCTTCGGCTTCGCGCTGTACGACGAGGAAGAGGCGCGCACTGTGGTGCAGCTCGGCCAGGTCGAGCGCGTCGAGCCCGCGAGCGCCACCGCCGCAGCGGTGCGCTCGGTGCTGGCGCCGCTGCTGCCCGTTGAAGAGCAGCCCGAGGTCGAGCCGCCGCCGCGCTCGCTGGCGAGCTGGATGGATGAAGTGATTCACGCAGCGAACGCCGATGACGCGGCGCTTGTCGTCGATGAAGCGCGCGGCGCCCTGCAACAGCCCGAGCTGGCCGAGCTGGGCACCGCATACCGTACCAAGTGGCAACCCCAGGAGTAACCCGATGGCCGCAGCAACCCGCATCTATGTCGTGCCCGACAGACTCAACCCCAAAGCGGCGCCGCGCCTGGTGCGCGCGACGTATCGACACCGCGCCGTGATGCACGTCGCCCAGGATCGATTCGGCGATACGCACATCGCCAAGCAAGATGAGCTGGTGCGGCTCATCAGTGCGGGCGTGCTGGTGGAGTCTGCTGCCGATGACGACATGCCCGTCATGCCCATCGCGCTCGATGCCATCGCTGCGTGACAACCCAAGGTTTGCGGGCGTGCCCGAGCTGAGCACCAGTTTTCCCTCTGGCGGTGCGACACGCGTTGAACAGCTCGGCCAGCCCTCGGTGGGCTGCGCCCTCTTTTAGGAGCACATCATGCCTCTGACTTTCGAGCAGCCGCACAAGGCCAAGCTCATCGACGTGAACCCGCGCAGCGAGGTGCACGGCAAAGACCTGAAGCCCGCGCTCGATCTGCGCTTCGAGATGGACGCGAGCCACGCAGTGCTCGACCAGCTTCATCGCAACCTGGCGGGCTTGCTCTTCGAGCGCGACGAGACGCAACTGCCAGGCGTCGATTCGTGGGCCCTGCGCCTGCCGAAACTCAAGCAGCCGCTGCATTGGGATGACGAGGCGGTCGGTAACGATTTGTCAGTGGACATGGGCGTGAACGGCGAAGAGCGCATCGAGCTGCACGACTGCCGCGTGCACAAGCACGTTATCCATGCCAAGGAAGGGGGCACCGTTACCCTCTCATGGACAGCGAGCTGCACCCACGATCTGACGCGGGAAACCGTTGGTTTGCTGGGTACGCGCGTGCAACACGATGTCGCGGTCGCGTTGAGGGCGACGCAGCCCGTATTAACTTCAGTTGACATCTAGCTATGGGCGAGGTGCACAATGCACATTGTTCAGAACGAAGGTGAGCCGCAGGGGGAAGCGGCGAAACCGACGCAGGAGGTACGACGCATGCCAGAAGCTCGGTTGCTTTGGTCGAAGGCCGACTACATGGTCATCGCAGCGCACGCATTGCCTCACCTCCCCGCTCAAGAGCCCGCACCGGGCAAGACGCTTTCCACCTCCGCTATCACCGGGCGCATAGCAGCGCTCAAGAAGGGCATGCGCCTGGCGCTGCCGCGCTCGGCCTGGCGCGACGACGACGCGCTGCGCATCCTGGTGGGCTTGAACAAGAGCGGCCTGGCCTTCGCAAACGCCATTGCAGCAGTGCGCGCAATGCCGGAACCCGAGCGCGAGAAGCTGCGCACCTCTGGTCAAGCCACGGCGCACACAAGCCGGCAACGCAGTAGCTCGGTGCCGTATGCGAAGCGCGACTATAGCGGCATGGTCAGGTGGACAGACCGCGAGCTTGCGCTGCTGGCGCGTCGCATCAAATTCTGGAAAGACGTGCAAGGCCTCGACTACCCGTGGCGGCATCTTTACTGCCTGGCGCAGGAGCTGGAGCTGCCGCCCGAACGGCGCCGCTCGCAGGCCGGCATCACGCAGGGCGACTACGGCACCGCCCGCAACGAGCGCCACGGCAACGCGGCCATCTTCAAAGCAGGCTGCGCGCTCATCTGGACGATAGACGCGAAGTTTCCCTTCGACCCAGACCGGCGCGCGTGGGTGGACCCGAGCACACCGCCGCCCGAGCCCGCCGAGGTGGTGCGTCTTGAAGTGATCGAACCGCCGTCGCCATTCGCCGACATCGAGGCAGACGGCGCCGACCGCTCGGCTTGCGTTGAGGCCGCGCCAGCGCTGGCGCCTGCACCCGCACCCACACCCCCATCGCAGCGCTCGCCGTCGATTGCAGAGGCCGCCAGAGCCTTCACAGAGCACATTCAGCGGGGCGTCGAGATTCTGCTCGCGGCTCACGAGCAGGCCATCATCGGGCGAATGTCGAGCCAGGTCGAAGCGCTCGGGCGCCAACTGGCGGTTGGCATCACCACGCAGTTGCGCAGCTCGATCTTCGGGACCGTGCACCAGGCGCTGGAGCAAGAGCTAGGAGGGCCAGTGACATCACCCGTGACAGCGGCACCGATGCCACCGGAAGCGCCGGCTACTCCAGCGCCTGACGTGCCACCCGATGACGACGTGGCCGATGCCGAGATGATGCGCCGCGCCGCGAAGGCCAACGCCGAGATGATGCGCTCGCAGACCTTCAGCAGCGACAGCGGGCACCACACGCTGCCGCAGCAGCAAGAGGCGCCGCCAAAATTCAAGCTCAAGATCGATGTCATCGGGCTGTTTCCACGACAGATCGAAGAGGTGAGGCGCGCGGTCAACGGCGGCGCTGACTTGAACTTCATCGACCACGATCACCCGCAGCAGTGGCAGCCGCATCACGCGGACCACGTCATCGTGGTGAGCAAGGGCGTCAACGCGCTCATCCTCAACCGCATTCGCAAAGAGGGCGTGCGTCCGCTGATGCTGCGCGAGGCCGGCGCCAGCGGCGTCGTCAACGCTATCAACGAGATGAAGGCCGCAGCATGAAACTCAATGTGCGCCCGCTGGATGAGGCGTGGGCCAAGCGCTGCGAAGAGCTGGCAGAGGCAGCGGCCAAAGAGCTGCGCTCGCTGGTGCTGATGATTAGCGTGCAAGATAGCGGCAAGCTCGGCATCTGCACAGGCGGCCTCGACACACCAGGCGAAGAGTTGGACGAGATGCGCAAGATCATGCGCGACGATCCGCCGCACTTCTTTCGCATGCTCGCGCACCTGTGCGAGCACCGCGGGGCCGAAGAGCTGCCGCCACTATCCGAACAGCGGCCCGAGCTGCAGTTCATGCCCGGCTGCTTCGACGGCTTCGAGGGCACACAGCAAGAGCTGCAGGAGCTGATGGCCGAGCTGCGCACCATGTTCGCCAGCGGCGAGATTCAGCGCGGCGCGCGCCAGCTCTCGCCCGATGAAGTCATCGAGCTGATGCAAGAGATGGGCAAGCGGGGCACGCGGCAATGAAGCTCGGCAGGCATGAGCGCGCCGCGCATTTCTCCGAGGCGAACGTCGTCGAGCTGCGCCCCGGCGATGCGTGCGTGGTGTTCCGCGCCGAGGGCGACATGGTCGATGTGGTCGCGTTCGAGTCGGGTGAGAAGATCGGCATGGAGTCGCCGCTGTACCAGGTGGCGCGCGTCCGCTGCCTGTACGCAGCGACACCCGAGGCCGACGCGCTGCGCTCGCGGCTCGACGACATGGTGCGCTCGATGCTGGGCCCACCGATGCAGGAGCACTGATGGACATCGAAGGCACCGTGCTGCAGTTCAAAGGCGAGCGCAAAGAGCCGCCTGACGGCTCGCGCATGCTGGTGCCTGTGAACCCCGGCAAGTGCCGGCACCTCTTCGTCACCTTTGAGGTGGACCGCAGCGCCGGAGTGTGCCGCTGCAAGGCGTGCGGCGAAACCGTATCTGCGATGTTCGTGTTGGAGCAACTGATGCACCAGGAGAGTCAGTGGCTGCGCACGCGCGCAGCCTATCAAGACGAGATGGCCCGATTGGCCGAGCGCTCGCGCACCAAGTGCTGCAACTGCGGCCAAATGACGCGCATCAGCAGAGGGTGAACGCGCCGTGAGCCTCGACATGACGCCGCTGCGCACCATCGAGCTGCAACTGCAGCACGTGATGTGGCTGCGCGAGATGCTGGTGAACGATGCGCGCATCGCGTATCGCTGGCTGTGGGCGAACCGCGCGATGGGCGTCGTGTGCCTCGCATGCGGCTTTTGGTCCACGACAGCGCTGTGGCACTGCGAGCCGTTCGCGTTGGTCTGGTGGGTCAACCTCGTGGCCGCGCTGCTGAACTTCGGCTTGACACCGTACAACCTCTGGCGCGGCGAACGCAGCTTCAACAAGCAACTGCAGGATGCCGCGATGCTGCCGCAGGCCATTGCCGGCATGAAGCGAGCGCGCGAGATTGCACTGCGCTGTCCCGAGCTGGGCCCGAGCAGCGAGCCGTGCACGTTCTGCCCGCCAGGGCAAGAATGCCCGTTCACTGCGGCGGCGCGCCAGCTCAAAGAATTGAAGGAAGCAGCACGATGAAGATGCGCCGGCTGAAGAAGTTATGGGTTTGGCACACGCTGCTGCACGCGATGCAGCGACGCGTGTTCGCCGACTTCAGGCGCGCACTGCGCGAGCGTGGCCCATGACCATCGGTATCTTCGTGTTCGGCAGCAACCTCGCCGGCCACCACGGCGCAGGTGCTGCGCTCGCTGCGTACAACGATCACCAAGCGCGGCGCGGCATCGGCGAGGGCCCCACCGGGCAGGCCTACGCCATCCCGACGAAGGATCGTGAGCTGCGCCCGCTGCCGCGTGTCGTCATCCATCGGCACGTGCGCAAATTCATCGAGTACGCGCGCCAGCACCCCGCGCTGCACTTCGTGGTGACACGCGTGGGCTGCGGCCTGGCGGGCTACACCGATGCCGACATCGCGCCATTCTTCGTCGATGCGCCCGACAACTGCCAGTTGCCCGATGGGTGGCGCACGCTCGCGCGAGCGATGCCCGAAGGGGGCGAGCTGTTCGATGTGTAGGGCAAACCCCATCGCCCCAAAGTCTCATGTGCAGCGAACACATCTCTGCGGCAAGATGCCCGCGCAACAACAACGTCACCGCATCGGAGCAACCCATGCAGTTGATGAGCCCGGAGACTGCCGATACGCCCGAGCTGCTCGCCGAGCTGGCGCGCCGCACAGAGCGATACCGCGCCGATGTGAAGGCCACGCTGGGCCCGTACGTCATGCTGCACGTGCATGCTGCGATGCGCCGCTGCGGCGTCGAGCCGCACGTGCTCGGCCTGGCGGTCGGTGTTGACTTCGGCGATGAACTCTTCGTTTACACCGAAGAGCTGCTGGCCGACCAGCTCGACGGCATCATCGCGTCCTTGAACAACATCAAAGCCGGCAACGGCAAGTGACCACAGAGGGCCCTTAGGGCCCCAAGGCTCAACGCAAGCAACCCAGAGGGTCCACGTAGAGGTGGACCATGACGCAATCGACTGGGCGCCGCCAACGGCGCCCGCAGGTGCAGGATGTCAGCGCAGCTCAGGACCCCGATGCGCTGCTCACCATCGAGACAGTCTCGAAGCTCACCGGCCTGGCGCCGGCAACCATCCGCAAGCGTGCGCAGCGCGGGCGCTTCCCGCATCCGCTGCGGCTCAGCTCGCGCATGTCGCGCTGGCGCGCCGCCGAGGTGCGGCTGTACCTGCAGCTCATCGGGCAAGGCCTGCAATGGCAAGGGGGCGCCGAAGCGCCCCCTGCTGCTGGTGCCGCGCCTGGTTAGGCGGCCTGGCGCTCGGCCTCGGGCATCGGCTGGTCGTCCATCTGCTCGAACTCGCGCATCTCTTCGGCCTTGAGCTGCGCGAGCTGCTTGGCGTAAGTGTCGGCAGCGGGCATGCGCTTACCGAGCACGATGGCATCGACGTAGTCGCTCCACTGCTGCGCGATGACGCGGCGCTCGGTGACCATCGACAGCCGCGCGTAGGTGCGGCCCATGCCGCCCGTGGGCACCAGCTCCTTCATCAGCGAGCCGTTGATGTGCGCCAGGTGCATCTCAAGCGCGGCGCCGTCGCAACCGAGGCGCTCTTGCGCCATCGTGCGGAACGTGGCGCGGAAGCCGTGCGGCTTGTGCTCGACAGCCAGGCCACCGGCACGCGCGCGGCGCAGCGATTCGTTGAGCACATCGCGCGCCACCGGCTTGCTCGCGTCGTCGCGGTTAGGGAACACGTAGGCGCTCGCGGGTTGCGTGGCAATCCACGCGCGCAGCAGCTCGCACGTCTGACGCGACAGCGGGATCGTGTGCGCCACGCCGCGCTGGCTGCGCTTGCGCTTGAGCTTCTCGGCAGGCACGACCCACATGCCCGCATCGAGGTCCAGCTCGGTGTGCTCCATCGAGGTGACCATGCGCGGGCGCTGCGCGGTCTGCGCGCTCACCCACGAGATGACGCGGACCAGCTCGGTGCTCTCGCTCAGGCGGCGCATCAGGGCGCGCAGCTCTTCGGGCACCACAACGCCGTCGTGGTGCACGGTGGCGGGCTGCACGTCGTGCGGGTCAATCAGCTCGGCGCGCTGCGAGCGGTCGCCCAGCATCGCCACCGGGTTTGCATCGATGACTTCCTCGCGCAGCGCCATCGCGCACACTTCGCTCACGCACGACATCGCGCGCTTGGCGCCAGCGATGTCAGGCACGAACGCAGAACCGTCTGTGTTGATGCGCGCGTTGCCATGCTCGTCGGTGGCCTTGGTGAGCGCGCGGATGATGCCGCGCAGCAGCTTCGGGGTCACCTCGATGATGGGCGTGTGCGCGATGTGCGGCAGCACGCGCAGCTTCAGGTCGCGCGCGAAGCGGTCGGTATAGCTCGCCTTCCAGGCGCCCACGGCGGCCTTCTCTTTCTGCAGCAGCGTGGCCCAGTGGCCGAAGGTGCCGATGCCAGGCATGCCCTGGTCGGTAAGCGCCTGGTTGGCGGCCTCGGTGACCTTGCGCGCCTTGTCAGTCTCGCGCTGGTCCATCGGGTCGATGCCGCGCTCGCGCAGTGTTGCGGCAGCTCCTGCGTCGGCGCGCGCTTGCGCGATGGTCACGCTCGGGTAGTCGCCGATGGTCATCATGCGCTGCAACTTCTGCGTCGGGCGCTTCGGGTTGTTGCGCGTCGGGCTGGTGTACTCGTAGCGCCAGGCGTGCCGCGTCGGGTTCGCCTTCGTGAAGGGCTGCAGGAAGAGCCCAGGAGTGAGCGCGTCGTACTGACGCAGTGCGCCAGGCTTCAGTGCGTCGATTGCGGTCTTGGTGATGCCCTTGGTAGCCATGATTCGTTGCCCTCGCAAACGGTTGGTTGTCGAAGGCTCGATCCTGCATCCCGTAGGCCATCCTGTAAAGCGACCGTCTCTGTCCGTCCCTGCATGGCCCGCTATGGCCCACATACAGAGTTGTGGTGTAGCAGTTTTTCCTAATGCTGACAGCTACTTAGCGCATGGTTATAGCGGGATCGGACGTGGTCCGAACGGGCCCGAAACGACACGTGCTAGCACACCCGCATTCTTGACCAAAGTGCAGGGACAAAGAAAAAGCGCTTTGGAATCAACACGTTGCGATGGCCCCCCGATTTAGGTTCCGTTGCCCATTCCGCAACGCACCTTCGATGACGATGTCACGGCAGCTCGATCTTCGTTAGAGTCGAGGTGCCGAGGCGAGGCATGGCGAGGTCAGGCCTGGCAAGGCGTGGCATGGTTTGGCTGGGTGAGGCAGGGCCCGCAATTGCGGGAGAGTGGCGGCCCTTCGGGGCCGCTTCTCTTTGGTGGGCCCGCCCCGTGCGCACCCGGACCCTTTCCACCAGGCCGAGCACTACCTCGCGCGGAGCGAGCCCGCGTGCAGGCTAGCACGCTTAGACGTCACACCCTCATTGCGGGTGAGCACGACACCCGCTAAGCGGGTACACTGCGGCTTCCTTTCCACCAGGAGCTTTGAATGACTACCCCCCGCTTCACCAGCTTCGAGATTATCGAGCTGCATCTCAGCTACTCCACCGGCTTCGCCCGCAAGTACGGCAAGCGCGTGCGCGCTGCTGGCGGCACCTACTCGGAATGCCGCGGCAACCAGACTAAGCGCTACGTCACCATCTCGACGAACCCGCTCAACCACAAGCTCATCAACGACATCCTGTGGGATGTGTCGCCCGATGTCGTGATGCTGCGCGGCGCCAGCCAGGGCGTGCGCGACCGCATCGGCACTGTGGCCGCTGACTGGGTGCTGCACATCCCAAAGTCTGTTGTCAGCACGCTGGCCTCGACGGCAGTGGCGCCCGTCAAGATGCTTGAGCAGTTCATCGACATCAAGCTCGGCACGCCCGCGCAGGCCGCGATGGCAGCGCAGATCGCGAAGCGGCGCGAAGAGCAGTTCGCCACCGCGCTGCTGGAGCGCGCCAACACGGCACGCCGCGATGCCCTCGCCAAGGCCGCCCCGCGCCTCTTGGCTGCGCTGCAGGTGTTCACCACCTCGCGCTCGCTGCGCGAGTACCTGCAGGCATGTGACCCCCAAGCGCTGGCGCAAGCTGATGCCGCCATCAACGCCGCCACGGGCGAGCTGACGGAGGCCGCATGAGCACCCCCATCGCACTGCACATCGCTGGCCGCCAGGCCGGCGTCGCCAGCCTGTACACCGAGGCCACGCTGCGCCGCGAGGCGCGGCACCTGGCTGGCCGCGACGCCATCATCAGCGTGCACATCAGCGTGCACGATACCGAGGCCTGCTCGGCTCAGCTCGTCGTCGAGCACCGCAACCGCGCCGGCCTGGTCACCGTTTCGAGGTGCTGCCTGTGATTGCCTCCAAAGCCGCCATGCGGCGCACCGAAGAGGATGACGTGATTGCCCGCGCGATGGCAATCCTGGCGAAGCGTGCCAGGCGCGCCGATGTGCTCGAAAAGCCGCAGGCCGCGCGCGACTACATGCGCCTGGCGCTCGGCACGCAAGAGCGCGAGTGCTTCGCTGTGCTCTTCCTCGATAACACCCACAAGCCGCTGCACTTCGAAGTGCTCTTCAAAGGCACGCTCACGCAAACGTCGGTGTACCCGCGCATCGTGGTGAGCGAAGCGCTGAAGCACAACGCCGCTGCAGTGATCTTTTCGCACAACCACCCGAGCGGCATAACCGAGCCGTCGCACGCCGACATGCACCTCACCAGCACGCTCAAGAGCGCGCTGGCGCTCATCGATGTGCGCGTGCTCGATCACATCATCGTCGGTGCCGAAGGCACCGTGTCATTCGCCGAAAGAGGTTTGCTTTGAATCACACCCGTACACTGAGTCACTTGGCTCGAATCAACCTAGAGACGTTGCGCTCGCAGCACGGCGCGCTCGTGGCCGCGCTGGGCTCCGAGTCGCCCACCGAGCTGCGCCGCTTCCTGGTGCTCGACGTGCGCACTGGCGCGACCCCGCTGCGCTTCGCTGACGACGGCACCGCGCGCATGGCGACGATGAGCACCGCGACCAGGTTCAACACGTACCAGGCCGCGCGCAAGGCCGGCGCGGTGCTCACCGATGGTGGCAAGCCGGCGCACATCGATGACACCTACGCCGCACTTATCCGCTGCACCGAGCAGCGCATCGCCGCCCTTGTGGAGCTGCCATGATCCTCACCCTGTTTCTCTTCTTCGTCGTGGCCCCTGCAGCACTCGGGCTGCTGGCTCTGGCTGGCTCTGAATTCGTTGCTTGGACGAAGCAGCCGAAAGCTGCGAAGGCCGCGCCTGAGCCCGTTACGGGCCCCTGGTGGGCCAAGCCGCTGCCCTGGTGGGCGCAGCTCCTGGCGTGCGTCGTGGTGTTCGGCGTGCTCGGCTGGATCACCAGGCCATGAGCGAGATGCACGCACCACTGCCCGCGCAGGTGCAGGCCGCGCGCGCTGCCGTTGGGCTCACGCAGCGCGAGGCCGCCGAGCTGGTGCACCTGCTCGATGCGAAGCGCTGGGGCGAGTACGAGACGGGCGCGCGCAAGATGGACACCGCGCGCTGGCACCTCTTCCTGCTGCTCACCCGCCAGGTCGCGCTTCCTGCCCGCAAACGGGCTTAGGAAGCCCAGGTTCAACGACAAGGGCCCCGCTGGGGCCCTTGTGCTTTCATGGGCCCTCGTGAGGCCGCTGCTGCCGCCAGGCCGGCGCCGCCTCTGCGATGGCCTCGATGGTCGCTGCAGGCCGCCACAGCACCATGACGCCGCCAGGCTCGCACGTGAGCCGGCGCAGCCCGAGGTCGAAGCTGCAGGGCCCGCTGATGAGCGCGCAGCCGCTCAGGGCGATGACGGCGGCGCAGGCGGCGGCAGCAGCGCCGCCACGACACGCGACAGTGCCCATAGCGCCAGGCCTGCGCCTGTGAGGTTGAAGGGCGCCGCGACG